ATCGCCAACATCAACTCCTGGGGCTGCAGCTGGCTTCTGTTCAGGCATTTTTATAGTGTTGTTTAGAGAAAAAACCCATAAGAACCTTAAAACGAAATGACCGTTTGTTTAGTGACTATAGCTGTTGGCAAAAAATATATCAGCGAATATAATCGTATTTTTCGTCCTAGTCAAGAATCTTATGCTCATAAACATGGATACGATTTTCGATTGATATCTGATTACTTAGGACCTGTTCGAGATCTATCAACGGTTTCACTGAACAAGATTTTAGTATGTTCTCAAGACTGGTCGTTAAGGTACGATTTTGTAATTTTTGTTGATGCCGATATCTTGATAAATCCAGAGGCCGGACCTATTCATTCATGCATAGATTTCGGAGACAAAATTGGAATTGTTGATGAATTTTCCCAACCTTCATTTGAAAAACGTGTTGAATTCGCTAAACGAATGAAATGGGATTTGAACCCTTCGTTTTATTACAGTAGTTCAGGGTTTAGTATTCAGACCGATAAGATGTTGAATACAGGCGTATTAGTTATGCAACCTAAAAAACATGGAGAGTTCTTGAAGGGTATTTATGACAAATACATTCGGAAATCAGTTAATCATCCAAAACTATTTAATTATGAACAGTCGGCAATAGGATATGAGCTTCAAGTAAATAATATGTTTACACTTCTTCCTAATACTTGGAATGCCGTAGTTGTTCTTTATCAATATGAGCCGAACTTCACATTAGAAAGTTTTTCCAAAACGGTTAATTTTTTACACTTTGCCGGATTAGCTGCAAATAACGGAGAGAAAAAGACTTATAACATTAGTCCCTTATATAAATAATGAAAACCATCAAGGTTGTAATTACTACAGACGAGGACGTTATTCAAAAATACTCAATTCGTAATCCTGCACAAATTGAATTTTATGTTACGACATACTTGAACGATCCAGATGGATGGTCTCGGAAAGGATACTTTTTCATGCCAGTGTCTATCAATGCCGACGTTTCAATTCGGCTTTCATCTCCTGAAACGATTGAGAAGAAATGTGGTTTGCCAAAGGGATTATCTTGTGCTGAGCTGGGAGGCAAGCATATGTATCTGAACGCCGACCGATGGTTTCACGGTGCCTCAAAAAGCAAGCTTTCTTTAGATAATTACCGTCAGTATATGGTATCACATGAGATCGGACATATTTTGGGATTTGATCATTCCGAGTGTCCATGTAAGGGTTGTCCTGCACCCATCATGATGCAGCAAACTTTAGGGATTGGACAGTGTAAACCAAGTACTAAAGTTCGTTAGAGTAACGTCTCGGTAAAACTCCGACTTTCACATACCTTTCATTTAATAAACAAATGCCTCGCGAGACACTGCCAATCAAGGAAGATGATGGATCAGTAATTGATTACCTCGAGGAGGATCCTGAGATCCCAACCCAGCGTTATGGAATTGTGTCTTTTATTTCGCCTGAGAAGGTGATTAAGCAGAAGGCCGAATTCATGAATGAGAAGTTCGTGGAGTGGCTAGACTATGACTGGAAGGTTAAGGGAATGGAGACGTACATCGCTTTTCTTTCTAAGAAGTATTCTCTAAAGATCGATGACCTGTTCAAGGATCTTGAAGAGTTCCGTAAGATCCATAATGAGGAGATTCGTAAGACAGATATTCATGAGCAGTACCAGATTTTTCTCCTAAAGTGCGAGAAGGATCTTGAGGCTGAGTTTACGGAGAAGGTACAGTTCCGCACGAATGTTCGTGGTGTCAAGATTCGTCGTGTATTTGCCAATCTCGAGGAGACTCAGACGTATGCTCGTGTTCTACAGCGCCGCTACCCCAATGACAACCTTTACATTGGTAAGGTCGGTGCATGGCTACCATGGGATCCTTCTGAGCACATGATGCCTGAAGTCGAGTATGCCGAGAAGGAACTCAATGATCTTATGCGCAAGTACAAGGAGAACGAGGTCAATCGCGAGATTTTCTTCGAGGAGGAGAAGGCCGAGAAGATCCGTAAGCAGAAGGAGGAGAATCTCGCGCGCTCAAAGAAGGCCAAGGAGGATGCTGGTCTTGCTGATACGCAGGATTTGAAGAACGCGCTCGAGGCTCCTCCAGTCCATCCAGCCGAAGGAGGAATTCGCGAGCTATAAATAAGAATGCCCGTTGGTACTAGAAATACTTCGCCTGAACAGATGGCTGCTAATCTTGCATCTTATAAGGCTAAGGTAGCAGCCAAGATAGAAGCGCGCAAAGCTAAGGCAACGAGTTCGGCTGAAGTTGATGAACTAAGTAGTCTATTATCACGAGTCAGCATGTCTAGCAGTGTTGATGATCTTGATGATCTAATGAAGGGCTTAAGTATGGGTGGTCGTCGTCGCACTCGCAAGCACAAGGGCAAGAAGCGCGGCGGTGATGATCCCTGTGATGATTTGAAAGAACAGGTTAAAGAGCTGGAAGAAGGTATCGCGCGCCGCGATCGCCAGCTAGGTCGCCGTGGTGGCACTCGTAAGCGCACTCGTAAGACTCGCAAGACTCGGCGCGGAGGTGTTGAACAAACACCTGAAGAATTAGCGGTAAAAAAGTTACGTGCCGAACTTGACGATTTAGAGAAGGATCCAAGTGCCACTCCGGAGCAAATTGCTAAGAAACGAAACGAGTTTGTAAAAGCACTCGATAAAGAGAGGTTTATTCTACGAGGGCAGCGGATGTAATTAACGCTTATCCTTGCCTTCCTGGTTCACACGAACCCAGGGATCTTTTGACTTCTTGCGCATATTGTCAGCAGAATACTCATCTTGAGCTAACATAGAGCTGGAAAATGGCTTGTTATCATTCCATAGCGAATCATCACATAAATGAAAGGGTGGGTGGTCACTTGCCTTATACCAGAAAACCTGATCGTCAAGTTTGTTCGACTGAACACCGTTGCAGATCACTAGGCACTCAAAATTTTCAGTGCACTGGTCCATAAATTGACAGAACATTTCAAATGTAGGAAACATACCTGCATAATTCTCGTAAATACGACGACGATTAGCCGTAATATTCTCACGAAGAATGAAGATAAAATCTACGTTGGTACGAAGATTGGGAGTAATGCCAAGGGGGTACTGCATAGTAATAATTGTCATTACATCAATATGGCGACCGTTCATGAAAATGTAGCGAGTAGATTCTTCCTTAATCCATGAACCATCGAACAAACAATCATCCAGAATTAGGAATGCTCGTGGGTCAGTATGAGAATTACCTCCAGACCGCTTCTTCTCTTCATTCCGCGCAGTTTTGACAGCTAGCTGGCGCTTAATGACATTTGTCACAATCGAAGGCTGATACTTATCGTGAATAAGCTTTGAGGGAACCATATGCTGGAAAAACTCATTGGCAACCTCAGTGGCAGAAATGACTGTTCCAATAGGAAACTCATTTTGGGTATGGAAAAGAATATCGCGAACCAAGAAAGATTTTCCAGTATCCTTTTTTCCAATTAGGACAATCATTGGAGATTTTCGCGAATCCATTTGGCAACGATCTTTGAGCATTTCCATATTAAACTTCTTGATTTGAAAGTTCATCTTACTTTAGTGCGTGAACTTTTTAGTTTATGTTTAACTTGGTTTTATAATATGGTCAAGCGCAAGGCCTCAGTTGGAAGTGATTTACGAACAAATTCTTTTGGTATGAGTGTTTTAAAGTATCAGGATATCAAGAATATTCGATCAAACTCTAAAGTACTGTGGGGAATCGATCATATTCAACCTTTTTTTCCTCCAATTGAAAAGTTATTCAAAACAAACCTTCTGGATAATGCCAAAGATTACGGCATACGATTTGATAAAGGAATAGCGGATATAAAGGGGTCAAACACTATTCGGACTACAGACGGTGAAAGTCTAACTGTCCATAAAAAAGTTACAATGCTTCTGTCACCATATAAGTGGATGCAAGGAGATTATGGAACTTCCCTTGGACTTCCTTCTTCTTCTGAAGAATCTGAAGCTGCTAACTCAAAAATTCAGAACGCTAATAATGCAGCGTATGTAGGTGCAATTTTATCTGCAGCTTTGAGTCAGTCAGGGTGCAAACACTTCCCTACAGTATTTGGAATCTTTACTGGTGTTTCTGAAAAGCACGTCATTGATATTTCCGATGATTATGGAGATCTTTGTGATCGGTCATGGTTTTCCACAAATATAGGAAAGACATTCGAGATAAAGTTATCTGATAGCGTTCAGGAATCAGCAGAGTTCAAGCATACTCGTAGTGCGAGAGTAGCCATTCAACTTGGGGAAGATATTCAGCTAGATAATGTTGAAGAACTTGATGTTCCGAATGTTCCTCCTACTGAAGCGGCTCAGATGAATCCTGTATTTCGAGAAGAGGAAGAAGAGTCTGATAACGAATCGGATAGTTCATCGGTTTCTACATCTTACATTTTTCAAATTAAGTCTTGTGATTGTGATTCTGAAGATTCCGACGATTCAGATAATGACGAAGACGGAGAACCGTTTGCTTGGGCTTCTTTTACGAACGTTCCTGTTCAAGTTACTGTGATTGAAAAATGTACTGGAACTCTTTTTGAACTTATAACCCAACATCCAGAAACTGAAAAGCATCTTGCTTGGATATCCCAAGTGATTTTTGCATTAGCATTTGCTCAGCGCAACTTTGCGTTCACTCATAATGATCTTCATTCAAATAATGTCATGTATATTCCAACAACTTCCGAATATTTCTACTATAATTGTAGTGGATCTCTGTATCGAATTCCTACGTATGGATACTTAATTAAGATCATAGATTTTGAGCGTGGAATTGGTTCACTGAAGCTTGCTGGCATGAAGGAACCAAAAACGTTTATGAGTGATCATTTCAATATTGATGAGGAAGCTGGAGGACAGTATAATTCCGAGCCATGGTACATTTCCAAGTACCCAATAATTAAACCCAATCCATCATTTGATCTTGTGCGATTAGCTACATCTTTATTTTGGGATCTATTTCCTGAAGGTCCTGGTAACTTAGAATATCGTAATAATCTCTTGTTCAAGCTATTTATGAAATGGCTTACGTTAGAAGACGGCAAGTCTATAATGTTTAATGACAGTGACCCAAAGCATGATAGGTACCACGGATTTCATCTTTACAAGGCGATTGGTCGCTACTGTAAAGAGAATGCTGTTCCACGTAAGGAGATTGCTTCTCTAAAGGCTATTTACGGTATTGATTCTATTCCATCCGGTGAATCTGTATTATTAGTTGATTAGAATGTAGGCTTGCCTACGAAAATATCCTGAACTGCAGGCATTTCAATATTCTTTACAGCGTCCACAACAACTTCAGAGGTTGTGGCAAAAACAACACATGCAGTTATGATTCCGCCAAAGATGGTGATCTTACTTGCATCAATCCAGTCAATAGTCTGACTCTTTGAACGGCGTTCAAGCGCATATACAATAAAGGATACTAGTGCTACCGCGACTGAAGCAATAACGATCATCATTTTTATTAATGATTTTTGGGAATGTTTATAAGTTTAGAACGAGAGTCTCGCCTCCTATCTTTCCCTCAATTTCGGCAAGAGGATCAACCTCCTTGTCAGCCTTGGGCTCGATAGCAACCACCTCTTCCTTCTTATCTAAATCCTCAAACTCGATAGTTCCCTCCTCTTCTCCCACATGAATGTCTGGCTTATCTTCATCTTCATCATCGTATGAGTCCGAGTCTTCTCCGAATGTAACTCCTTTAGAAGCAACCTGCTCCTCTTCAGACTCAGACTCCTCTTCATCATTCTCGTTGAAATACTTCTTGGCAATAGCTTCCCATGGAAGGAAACCACGAATGACCTGCTCCATACACTCCGCAATCATCTTCTCAATATCCTGACGGTTACGAGCCTGCTGCTCAGTTGCGACACCTACAGTCTTAAATACATACGCCACCTGCCAAAACTTACGAGCAGACTGCTTATACAGTTCATGAACAAACTTCTGTAACGTTGGGCGCTCAAAATCTACCTTTAACTCGGACTTGGATCCACGGTAATGTAAGTTCGCGAATGCCTTCATGTACGAAATAAATACACCCATTAGGAGATCATCCATATACGTGCACTTTGTTTGCGTAACAATACGTTCAACTTCGGTTGTGAGTGTAGCCTCATTCCAGTCTGGAATACGAGTGAGCATGTTCTGAAAGGTACGAAGAACCTGATCCATCTGTCCATTACGCTCGCATAGCTCCTTGGCGGAATCATAAATACTCCAAAATCCATCGGAAACTGGACTTACAAGAAGGCTCACTAAATGTTCACGAAGATGGGTCTTGGCAAACTCGGCTGACATTTGTTAAGAATCTCCACGATAATTAAGTTCGAGTAACGCATCCGAAAACGGATTTGTTCGGTCCAAGGAAGTAAGCAGTAATCACACAAACATATACAACAAAGCAAAAGCTAATTGTTGTATCTGTTTCCTAAATACATTCCAAGAGGGTTCGACTCCTCTGTACAGTTTCGCGAGAGTTGGGCGCTCCTAAAGATAAACTGAGAATGTCTACTATGATGAACCGCGCACCGCGTTGGTGCGACAACGGAAACGCGTGTATTTACTCGAACTGTCCGCATCGCCATGAGCGGTGTGCGCACTTCGATGCTGGCCGCTGCCGCCACAAGACCATGGCTAAGCCGTGCGATGGTGGCTGCATGTATGACCACCGCGATGACTCGACGCTTGTCGAGTTTGTCCGCAATGTTCGGCTGTATGATTACAACGACATTATGGATATGTTTGAAGAGCGCGGCCTGGTCGAGCTGATTGACACTGGCGACGAGCTCTTCTCCACTGCCGAGATGTCGACTGCTGACCGCAAGCTGCTGGTTCGCAGCCTGAAAGATGGCGGCTTTGTGTTCAATGTCATTGAGCACTCTGATGAGGACGGTGAGGTTTATGACCGCATCGTCGAGATCAGGGAGATTCCTGGCGTGGGCCCTTTCAGCCCAGTCTATGGACCTGAGCCGAAGCCGATGGAGCTGACGGAGGAGGAGATGCGGATGGGCGCCATGAGCGCGTCAGAGTACAATGAGTACACTGTCAAGCGCTGGGGTGTGTCTGCCGGATTGAACACTACGGAGGAGCGCCGGCAGTACGTTGCTCTCCTCTGCGGCGTGCCGGTGAACGCCGGCATGTAAAGGGCTACTAAACTTAAAAACAAAATACAAAATTGAAAAAACACAAAAACATTTTTAATTGGTCCGAAAACGGATACCGAAAACGGATTCGTTTGGGTCAGAGAACTAGTCAGTAACAGCCGTATATAAGATGAGCAACATTAACGAGATCGTAAACAAGCTTTCTAAGAAGTTTAACTTTGACCAGAAGGAGGCCATGGATTTCCTTGGCGCATTCGCTGCTGAGGTGGCCGAGCGCGAGAGCCAGGCCTCTGACAGTACCAAGACCAAGCTGTCGGCTGTCGACCAGTGCCGCAAGAACATTGCGCTCTGGGAGAAGAAGCAGACGGCCAACAAGTTCAAGGACGATGAGACCAAGAACAAGCACCAGGCAAAGCTCGACAAGGAGAAGGCCAAGCTGGCTAAGCTGGAGGGCGTGAAGGTCATCAAGACCGAGGATGTGCCCAAGGTGGAGCCCAAGGTGGAGCCCAAGGTGGAGAAGCGCATTCAGCGCATGAGCCCTACCCTGAAGACGGCGCTCCGCAAGGCACTCGCGGCTGCCGGTCAGACCTTTACGGATGACGAGTGGAAGGGTTCCAAGAAGCCTGATGAGTTCAAGAACTATGTGAACTCGCTGTCTGCTGAAGCCGAGAGCGCCAAGGGTCTGGAGAAGCACATGGAGGACTTCGCTGCACCGTCCAACGATGCTCCGGCTGAAACTGAGACCGAGGCGCCTGCTGAGACCTCTGAGCCGTCTGTTCTGACTGTCAAGGAGCTGCGCGCCATCAAGAAGCTGACTCAGACATCTACTCCTGGCCAGTATTGGGATGGCGATAAGGGCCGCTTCGTGACCGGTCCTGCTGAGTATGAGTCGGAGGATATGGTCGAACTGAAGATCAAGACTCAGGTTCCGCACGGCGGTGCTGGTTCGGACAAGCCGAAGTTCGTGATGATGGATCACGTGGTTGGCGAGAAGTCCAAGCGGCTGTATGTCTGCGGTGAAGGCGATGCCGCAGACAAGTTTGTCGGCTACATCGGCGTGGGCGAGTTCAAGAACGTCGAGGATCCGACCCTCTAAAATCTAAAAATACTTAAAACTGCATGTAATGTTCAAAACACAAAAAAAGAATACAAATTTTTTATTCAGGCCAGTAAGTTACTTCACAGTTTGGGAATGAAAACTTGAACCAGTTCTGAACTCCCAAACAATAAAACAGAACTCGCGGAACATATAAACTTTTTAGAGTCTTATTGATGAAAGGCTGTTTTTTATCATATCTTCGCCATACTTCGTCTATGCAAATAAGGTGCTGATTCTGTACAGTATGTCCTGCATATGCACGAGCATCTTCACAATCCGAATCATCTGAGCGAATCGCAATATGTTCATATTGCTCGGCTTTAGAGTCGTATGCCATATCACAAATAATTTGCCATACTTTCTGCCACTCAGCAATAGTCGCAAAAGTATAGTATCGTCTTTCAAATTCTGTCTCCAGTTCTCTTGCGATTGAAACTTCCATTATGTTGTCTTTTTATCTTATGTTAAACCCTTAGCTGGCATAAATTTTGCCATAATATCTAGTGATCCGGACGGCATTACAAATACATCATAATCGTAAAATAGACGCACAAAAAAGATAATAAAGGGAAGGATAAGAATTGGGAAAAATCCTGACGTAAAGAACGTGAGTGCCATAAATGCTATCGTATGAAATGTGCTATTGTACTGTTGTGCGGCTTTGTAGGAAACAAGTATCATCGCAACAATCCAAAATGTCCAAGCTCCCCAATACAAAGCAGACGATCCAGCATTACCAAAATCACTTCCTTGACTTGTTTGTTCTGCAGGTGGAGCTGATACCGCAAATGTCTCTCCATCCATGACAATTAGAGTATTTGGAGCACCGTTAATAGTATACTCAACTTCTAAAGCTTTCTGCTTATTAGGATTGGGATCAGGAATACCTACCTGAGCAAACCCTACCTTCAAATTAATTGACCCATTCTTCACTAAATCTTGAACTGCATTTGTAACATCAGTTAAGTTTCCTGTGTAGCCATATTGTGCCTTTGTGATCTGAAGACCTGAAGCTGTTCGCGCTGGTGGTGCGTCAATAAGAAACTGGGACCCATCTTTTAAAGAAACTGTATTCGTCTTTCCATTGTTAATTGTGTATGTAACGTTCAGGGTTTTTATCTGTCCAGGCGCTGGATCATCAACCTTTAAGACAGTTGGTGAAACTACAAAGCTTATCGTACCATCCTTATCTTGAGCGCTTACAGCAGCTTTGACATCTACCGTGGTAGAACCGACGCCATATGTTGCTGTCTTTATAGAAATTCCAGTGCGTGTCATCCTTATTATGATGAAAACACGACATTTGCTACGCCTCCAATAACTCGGATAAAGTTGTAGGATTCGACAAATGCACGAACATTGTAACTGTATGATAAGGTTTGCGCATCCGTCTTACGAATAATACTTACAACCTCATTGGGGGTGTATAATAACTTTCCATTGGCATCTACTGCGTTGGGATTCACTACAGTTGGGTTTGGGTTCTGGGCGGTTGACTTTAAGATACATACTGTAGTTCCCTGCGTTGGAGATGCGGCAAGTGCTGGCTGAATGTACGAATTACGTAAAGTGGTGCGATCAAACTGAGACCCATTAAGATGACCGGACGGCTGACCATTATAATGCTCAAGTGCAAAAGAGTATGCATAAATGCCAGGGATACCTACAATTGAAAAGCCTGTATGATGCCTGAAGTTTTGGAGCTCTGAAAAGAACTCCGCATTCTTGTACCCAAATCGTTCCTTTCCGTTCAAGACTATCGCTGACTGAGTTAAGATATCGCGCCGAGATGTATCCGTAGGTAGAGAATTTCCTGATGTGTATTGGGGTGTAAAGAATGAAAGTCCGCTAGAATCTAGAGGTGGCTTGTAAGGATCTTCCCAGTTGGTGTAATTATCGTAATCATTGAGAGCATCGCGATCAGACCGCTGTGCTACCCATACGACCTGTGTACATAAATTACGCATCGTAAGTTCCAAGTCGTTACTGGCGCCGTAGGCTCCAAACGTAGATGTTACATCTATTTGATTTATAATGAATGAATGCTCTGTCTTAGCGATATGAATTAGTTCAGGATCGTTTAGCCAAATATAGTTTGCCTCAATATACGGATTCAAATTCCAAGTTGTGAGTGCAGTGTTCGTTGGCGATGGAGTTGTGGAATATGTTGGTGGCGATAAGAAATTTGTCATTCGAAATAATGCAGAACTTGAATCAGGAGCAATACGGTTACCGAAATTAGTGTTTGGAGACCCTGATATAGTTTCACGAACGTCAAGAACAGTAAAGAGTTGATATATATTCTTTAAATCGACCACGATTTCAACCTCCGAATGCTGTAGTGCAATAAGTGGTAGAGCCTTACCTATTTCTTCACAAAACCAAAAGTGGAGTGGAATAGTTAGAGTACGTCCTGGAATTGATGCTTCAGCTAGATCTGTAGATGTAGAAATAGCATGTGGGTACTGATTCACTCGGTCAAACGCATTCGCTGGATTATATACTTCAGGAATATTTCCTGTCAGTCGATTTAGAACTACCTTTTTGGTTCCATTAAATTTGATTTCGGCATACAGTTTCATCCATTCTCCAGTATGGCGAACAATCTCCTGTCCGTTAATTAGGACAGCAACGTAGTTGATCATATTGTAACCGATATTACGAATCCAATTGTACTGGTATCCGATGGCATCCGAGTTAGCATTTAAGTTTTCATAAGCTCCTGTAACTGGGACAACCGGTGAAAAAATATCAGGCAGAGTTACTACAAGATAACAATCGTGTACAAGTTGAGCATACCGTTCTACTTTTGCTCGTAGAGTCAAGGATCCTGATGTCGGAAGTTGTAGATTTGTAGTTTTGAAAACAAGTTGAAAATGCTCCATCGCAAAATCTGTGTGGCGTTTGTACACTGACCGAAAATGAGTAAACGAAGGGTTCCCATTTACGAGTTGATCTTGGGCACCTTTGGCCACTAATTGCATTAAACCTCCTGACATCTCTTGCTTATTTACTGAATAGATTTATGTACGAAAACCGCACATTTAGTACATCCAGTTTTCTTTGTAGAAAGTGTACTTGTAGAACAGTCACATAGAATAGTATTCGTTAGAATAAATCCTCCGGCAATATTTGCACGCTGTAGAACGAAATCTGCACGCTGCGATGCTAGATAATCTGTCCACATAGATGCAGGGCGGCGAATCTTTCCTGTACCAATAACCTTTGGAATCAGAAGACTGGTAGAATAAGCTTCCTGGGGATTTGGTGTTGGATCAATATCCTTATTTGTTGCAAGATTAACGGTTTCATACGTCTTGGCCCCACGAATACGCTGTAGACGCGTCCAGTCTCCAGCGGACAAACCGCGTGTTCCGGCTTGAGAATTAGACATTGTAGCCATTTATAACACTACGTAGGGAAAAAATGTTATTTTTGTGGGACCAGACCGTTCTCCAATACGAAATAAGCGTTTATTATCTGAAAATGCACCATAATCAAATATCTCGTTTGTTATGGGATCTAAAATCATCAGTAGACCTTTTACTTTTATAATTTGTATCTTACGTGCCTTACGTTCAATATTACGTAAGTAGAGCATATCTCTTTCATCGGAAAGGTATGATGGCTTATAAGCTAAATCATCTGCAGTTACTTTTGTATCAAAACGCATACACTGAATTACTGGAGTTTCCTTAGAATGTAATTTGCGATGAATTTCACAATCTACTGCCGCCTGTTTTAAAATTGTGGAAATGCTTTTGATCAAACGATTCTTTTCATAAGACACTTCATAGAGGTACTCATCCGTAGTCATGAAAGTTTCACGAGGTTCATCACCTTCATACCGTTTCAAAACCATATCGTTACGACGAATAGCTACAATGTTTGGAGCCTTATCTGCGTCTGAAGTTGTAGCTTGTTCCTGTGTAAACACTGACATGTACAGTTTTACAGTAACGTTTCGGTCTTCTAATGGAAGTGCAATATGCGAATTTAATCGGATCGCACGACCAATAACCTGATCAGTACGCGAAGGGTTCCAGTACGGTTCCATGATGTATACATTACGTGTTTTCAGGAGAGTAATACCTTCAGCACCAGCCTTTGAAGCCATAAGAATGCATAGACGCTTAGGCTTATCTGTCAAACTATCTTTTAACGATTGAGGGAACGTATCAGAATACTTTCCATTAAAAATCTGACGATAAATTTCACGCTCTTCCTTATCTTTTCCGCCAGTGCCACCTGTATATAAAGCGTATGCAGGAACATCAGGTTTCATTGAAGGATCCTCTTTCCATATTCCGGATTCCTTTATTACTCGGTATTTCTGAAATCCATTGTTATCCAAAACTGCACTAAAAGTTCCCAAACCACCTAAAGATACATACTCAGAATATACGAATTGATTATTCAAGTCACCAAATTTACCTACAGTTTCATTCAAATCTGCGAGCATTCGTGCCATCTTAGGTGAATATCGAGCTAAACCTGCACCCTTCAAATACTTTTCTGGTTCAGCGCGAAGCTTCTCGATAATTTGGGAATTGTCCGGCTCATTTTCTTCATCAACTTCGCCTTCAACCGTCATGGTAACGCGCAAATCTTGTGGAACAGCATAGTTACATACCTGTCGCGTACGAGGACGGAACGAACCTAGTTGGTCATCGAGACTTACTTTACGTTTACGATTAACTTCAGTCTTATACTCTATAAAACGTTCAGTCAAATACACAAAATATTGTTCATCGCTCATTTCAACTTTTTGTAAGGTCTTGTCTTCATCTAGACGTTTAGGTAGTAGATTTTCATCAGCTCCTTTGTAGTACGATACTAAACCCTGAATGCGATGAGCAAACATAATGGGATTACGAATATTCAACCCATCTACGAATGTCTTCATAAACTCTTCATACTCTGTAGGTAAGCATTCCAAGTTTTCTACTACAAACTTATCTTCATCGGAAAGTTCAACTCCGGTAAACTTAATTTCAAACTCTGTCTTCCAAGTTTTTACCCAAGCCTTAATATCTGGATTCTGGTCAAAATCCTTATTGTATTTTACAGCTATACGGCTACCTTTTTCATTATAAACGCTCTCAAAATTGGGAGGATTGCGAGTCAGCATTATCACGCGCTTTACTGAATTGTATTCTACCGTATCCACATCTTTAATTGAACGGAAGAATGCACTCATCAGTGCTTCATCCCAAGCCATAGCTGATTTCGTAGGAATTGAAATACGTTCAATAGGACCACGTAGAAGATTCATTAGGTAAGAAATCTCATGAGGACTATTGATAGCTGGTGTTCCTGAAAGAGCTACAACCTTACAGTTTCGAGCCCTGTAAATGTAATCATAAACCCTAGTCTTAAGTTCACTTTCATTGACTACGGCTCCGACTAAGTTGTGTGCTTCTTCAATTATGACAACCGTATCATCAAACATTTGAGGACTTGGAAATAGTTTATCTACGTTGCTCTTATTGATACCGTTGTACCGAATAAAGTTAAAACGTTGGTGAATAATATCATCTATCTGATTCGATACGCCTTTGGCAATTGCAGGAGGTAGAACATTGTAATTTGATGGTAATCCAGGAACAGTAATGAAGAAATGTCCATTCGCATCTAAAAAACTATCAGAAATACTCATAGATTTTGCTAGTTCACGATCTTCAGCCGAACGGATTTTCTTCTCTTCCCAATGCTGTTCTTTCATATAGATAGGATCACCGGCTACACGAATCTCCTCTAAAAAGTTATCCTCCAGAGATGCAGGAGTGAGAACATAAATCTTTTTATTGGACATCAACGATTCGGCAATTGCAATTGCCGAACGTGTCTTACCTGAACCAAGACCATGGTAAAGAAGTACACCACGATAAGGTGTCTCAATAACTAGGTAGTCTCGAACTAACTTTTGGTACGGCTTCAGATCCTTCACCGGTTGATCGGTTCCGATCATGTCTTTCTGACGGTATTTTAGGAAGATACGTGTTATCGAATCGGAAAATGCTTTACGATTCGGCAAGGTGTACATCTTCCACTTATTTTTGGGAAGGAAATGATAATGGAGGCAATACTTCGCAAGAATCCAAAGCTCTGGATGGTTGCCATATACCTTTTCCTAGTTGCCGGATTCCTCTATCTCAAGCCCTCTGTTGCTTTTGGAGAGCAGGGCCGTATCCGTCCTTTTGGTGTGGGTAAGCGTGAGTCTACTGTATTTCCAGTATGGTTCTGGATGTTTATATTTGCTGTCGCATCCTACCTTGGAGTCGTATATACCCTAGGCTATTCACTTTGAAGGCTTAGCATTGGCATTGGCTTCTTCTGCTGCCTGCTTATCTGCAAGTTCTTTCATTAACTTACTCTTAAACTCCGTCATTTCCGCCGTTGATGATACACATGTTTGAGCTTCGCTGTGAACAACATTGAGTGCTCCTGCCGGCCATGCAATCAACATTATAACAAGTCCAAGACCAATGGCAGGTCCAAACATATTCGTAAATGGACTTATAAAGTTATTACGAACTATATCAAAATATGTAAGAGCATAAGGAATAATTGATATAGTCGCAAACTGAAGACCTTGAATAAACGCCACTGAAAAATTTACTTTAGAACACTGCAGCTGTGTTGATATGAGCGATACCACCGTACCTGTAATGAGCATGATGCCGTATATTGAAGCAGCTACCTTCCAATCCATTACATTAAGAGTGATAATTTGATACGAACTTTTCTACGTCGGTTATAAGTGCCTTTCGTTCGGCGTAATGGGGTCGAATAATATTTTTACACTCCGATAAGGTCTTCCAGTCCACTGCAGCTACCTCTTTACTCTGCATTGGCGTGAGCTTCTGTTTCAAATTAATACTCCTCGATTCTCGAAGTAATGCCACAAAATAGATATGACGATAATCTATATTGTTTGTTCCTTTGAATGTTTCCGTAAAGCTTATCTTCGTCAACTCATAACAGTCTCGTGAAATATTAGTTTCTTCCAGAAATTCTCTTGTCGCACAATCTTCATCCGACTCTCCGCGTGATCTCCGTCCTTTAGGAATTCCCCATTCAGTATCTTTATATGGCGAAGGAAACCGCTCAATCATCATTTTGCGATCAAGCTTTGTATACTTGTCTTTTGAAATACTGTACTCCTGTGAATGTGAATCACGTCCAGCTCCCCAAAGACGAGTCCAAAGCGTATCAAACTCTTCTTCTACAATAAATTTTTGTTCAGTTTGAGTCATATTTAAAATTAATCTTCCAGTGTATTCCACATCATCTGGGTCATATTTACCCCTTATAAATTCCATGTAAGACATCGAATCTTTACGTTTCACCATCAAAACACTCACAGTTTTTGGATCAACTGGAAGTTTTAAAGGTTCATAAATTCCTCGCAAAAGAAGGACACCACATGAAATAACTGGTTCTCTGCATGTTCTGAAAACATGACCCTTTTCACCACAGTTATTACAGTACATTTCTTTCATACTCATTCTACTGTAATACCTTCCGTTTTTAACTTCGCTGTTTCTAACAAATGGGTGGAACACCAAGTAAACCAGCACCACCACCAGTTTCATCATTTGTTCCGGACTTTTCTCGAGCAACTCTTACTGGTGAAGATCTGATGCGACAGACGGCTGCATTTAGTGCAAGTGCTCAGGCACAAGCTAAGAAGGCAATTGAAGATGCCAAGGCTGCAACTACGGCAACCTATATGCTTCTATTTAAGGGTCTAGGAGGTCTCGTAGTTGTTGTGGGAATTGTGATCGCTGTTCTGTTAATTCACGACGCAATTGTTCGGCGGTGGGGTGGACAGACCTTCATTCTTCCTGGGTTACCAGCAGCAACTTCAGGTCTAGGACCTGCAGATATTCTAGTTATTAACTCTGCAACTTATGGCGGTGCATCTAATCCAACAGATGTAACTGCATACTTACGAACTCAAGTCCAAAATAATGGCGGAGTCAGTCTTCCAAGCTTTACAGTAGGCGCCGCAGCTGTAGGGATTGCCACTCCTCCCACTTCTCAGAATACTCTTACCGTGCACTGGACTTACGGATATGGAAGTCCAAATATGACTTCAGCCGTTGATGGAGCCGTATTCCCAACTCTACCTACTTCTGGAACACCTGCCCAGCAGAAAGCATCTGCACCAGTCAAGTCTCCTTTATTCGGCAATATATTTAGTATGTTTGGATCAGGATCAGGAAATATGATTTCAAGCCTACACGATGCCACAACAACCACAACTGTTCCAGCCGCATCCGCCCCTCTTTCGTCTGAAAATCAGGGCAATTACGGATCTCAGTGGTGGATGTTCGTCAAAGATTGGAATTACGGATACGGAAAAGATAAGTCAGTTGTATACCGTTCAGATGCTGTAAGCTCATCAGTCGCAAACCCAAATGTTTCATTACACCCAACAGATAATACTTTAAAAGTATCTGTGTCTATCTTTCCTTCATCCGAAGGTGGATCAGGTAAGTCTGAACCTGCACCTGCTGGACATTCTGGTTCTTCTGACGATGTGTTTGTTTGCGAAGTTCCTAATATTCCTTTACAAGCCTGGTTCTCTGTGTCTATAACTGTATTTGAGCGTAACCTCGATGTATATATCGATGGCAAGTTAGTCAAGTCATGCTTCTTACCTGGTGTTCCCAAGCCTGCTGTAGGAGATATCCAAATTTCCAAGGATGGTGGATTTTCAGGATATATGTGCGGATTTAACCACTATCCTCGCATGTTGACTCCAGATGACGCTATTGCATTCTTTACTGCCGGAACTCCTTGCTCAAGCCAGACTGGACCTAGTGCAACAGCTGCTGCAACAGGATACTCTGTGAAGTTTGGAGTTTATGATACAGTAGGCAAGGAAGTACAGGAATATACATTCTGAAACTATAAATAATGAATCTACTTGTTTCAGTTGTGGTAGCAGTAGTAGTTATTGTGGCTGCTTTCTTTTACTTCAAGAGCCAGTCCAATTCCCCTAATATTGTGATTCAGTCATCTATTACTGATGGAAAGAAACAGGTGAATAGTAATGTTGCTCTTCCAAATTCAGTAAATCAGAAAGAAGGTATGACGTTCTCATACGCTTGCTGGCTAAAGATTGATGACTTTTCTTATCGGTACGGCAAGCAGAAAGTTGTGTTCACCAAGGGACCGGAAGACTTATCTTCAATGTGCCCTGCCCTGTTTGTTGATGCTAATACCAATTCTTTAATCGTCAAGCTGGATACGTTCGGAGGCGTTGAAACCATTCCTATTGGAAACATTCCTGCTAAGAAGTGGATACACGTAGTCCTGGCTATTGACCAAGAATCTATTGATATCTACATTAATGGAACTCTGTATGAGCACCATACTCTCACAAATATGCCAAAGCAAAATCCAGATACAGTTCATACTTCCGTGGATGGTGGATTCGACGGAAGTATAGCGTCTCTGGAATACTTTAACTATTTACTGAAACCTGCTGATGTTGCTGCACTTGCTGCTAAGCCTCCAGTTCCTGATATGACTCACAAGGGTGTTGGAACTCTGCCTCCTTACTTTGATATCTCATGGTGGACTCGTCACCAGTAGATACTTATCCTAAAGTAGCGAACAAACTACTTAATAGCGGCTAAAGAAGCTTGTGCTGCCGCAGCCTGGGAAGATTGAGCACTCGCCTGATTCTTGAACTGACTGAACTCGGTCTCTACCTTTTTTAAACGCGCCTCCGTGGATTTGAGTTCCTTATCTAAGCTAAATAATGTAGGGGGTGGATTGGTAAGCATTTCTGTTACAATCCAGTCCTTGTGCGAAACAAGAAACGCTATTACGAATAGTAAGAGGGCAAGAAGACCCAAGTGTACTAACTCTTTTCGTTTGAACATCTTTGCTTTCTTAGATACAAATGAGTTCACAGGGAATTCCAGCCTCTGTAGGTGCTACCGGATATGTTTACAGTTCACGGATTCAGGATGCTTCGGAATGGACTAAGGTTTTAAAAGAGAAGCGTCAGTACTATTCGTACAACTCAGCAATCAATACAGGAAATCGCAATACGGAAGATCCATGGGTAAAGACCGGCAATGATTTTCGTCTAACTTATAATTTTGGTAAGTTTGCGTGCGGTGGATGTACCGGTGGTGCATTTAATGGTCCAAGTACGCCACTTTAAAGTTTTCGCTTAAGTGTTTTACGAAGCATCTTACGAATACTTTGACGCTGAGTTTTGGTATTTTCCAATGGATTGTACTGAAAAAAATACTCTAAAAACTCTCGTGAATTCTTATTTTCCTTAAGTTTGTTGTAGAGTTCTGATTTCTCAGCTCGCATATCTATCAAACCTTTCTGTTTACCCAAGCACGTTATTGGAGTTAGTAATTTGTATCGTCGCTTTACATTATTATTTGCAAGATTCATGAGATGATCAGCTACGCAAAGAAACTGCTGTTCCGGTTTATTCACTAGCTTATCTGGACCGTATAACGCAGATAAAAAGAACTGTAATAAAGTTGGAATACTCGCAATATGAAGACCATTTGGAGCTAAATGGTAACTATGACATGCATTTGTTTCGTAAACGCGAACTAATGTAAGTTTTGTTTTAGCGTCATATATATCGGTATACGGAGGAACAAGTTCGGCGTATGCAGGATAATCTTTAGTTGTTACACGATCATACTTCTCAAAGAATGATGATAATTCAGAAATAAGATGCTTCTTTTGCTCTGGAGTGGCCAGAAGATCTAGTGGCAGAGACCATTTATTTGTATGGTCATCATCCTGCATCACAGAGGCATTAAATCCTAGTAGAACAACCTTTTGTTTTATTACAAGTTTCTCAATGCTTTTACGAGTATCATCTTTCAAGAAAATGTCGAGCGATTCCTCTTTTTTTGGACAGGTCAGGGGATAGTGTTTATTCAGCTTCTGAATGCGACCATACACTTTCTGCCAGCGAGATACATCTCCACGTGGTCTAGATAGTTCGAGGTATACTGACATACGTAAGAAATTCGGTGGAACATAATGAATATCATTTTTTACAATACTCTCTTTCCAAAGCTTATCAAAAATTGGCTTTTCTAAATGTGATACATCAGCAACACCAATGTAGTCTGCAAACACCTTAAATGTTCCAGCATGAACTCCAGGTCGAACCTCTACACTGTTAAATCCTGCATTTGCAATTCGATCTGCTAGCTTAGCTGCATGAACCTGTGGAGTTTCGGAATAAAAATCATAGTCTGGAATATCGACCGAAAAATCGTAGAACTGGTCTTCTTTAGGAAGTAAGTTATTAATTGCAGTCCCCCCATAACACATCACACGATGTGTTTGAATAAATCTTTCAACTATTCGCATAACTTTTTTAATAGCAGGGTCACTTGCTGCCTGTTTATCAATTTCTAACTGGGCTATTTTAGCGGCTTCTTCAATAGCCTCCATTACTCTTTTCGTGGAAAATGTATTACATTTTATTCATTTCAATCAAGCAAATGACGAAGAGGTCGTCTCGTGAAAATGCAAAAGATAGAAAGTGTTCTGAAGATATGGGTGATAAACCGCCTTCTAAAAAGAGGAAGCGTGACGATCATTCAAAAACTATGTGGATAAAGGACGATACGCTTCCAACAAGCGATTCTTCAACTGAAGATAATAAACCTGTAATACTTCTAAATATACATATTGACAAGACTCAAACTTCAGACGATGATGAGGAGTATGAAGAAAGCGAACGTGAACCTGAACCTGACTTCTTGCAATATTTGATGGACAAGTATGTAGATAAGAATGAAGAGGGAAACCGTCCTAAGACACGTTCTCAAACTCGTGCTGAAAAGAAGGACACATACAATATTCCAAATGGCCTGACCAAGAAAGAGATGGTATATTTCAAGAGTCAGCCTGAATCCAAACGCAAGGAACTATCCATGCTTATGGAACGTATGACTTCACTCTCTATTGCCGAAGGCGAAGTTCCCCATAAGTTTAAAGTTTTGGAACTTCCTATTTCCGACTATGTTAAATCTACGGTCATCAAGAAGATTAGTGCAGTTGAAGAGATGGGTCCAGAATCCGGAGAATCTTATAAGTTAAGGACGTGGATTGATGCATTTCTTCGTATTCCGTTCGGAAAGATTGTTCCTCTACCAGTTCGGATCGATGATGGTCGTGCGAAGTGTACAGAATTTATGATGGAGGCTCGTAAGATTATGGACGATTCTATTTATGGTATGGTTCCGGCTAAGACCCAAATCCTGCAGATTCTCGCGCAATTACTTGTCAATCCTAATTCTGTTGGAAACGTTATTGCATTACAAGGTCCTATGGGTGTTGGTAAGACTTCATTAGCTCGCAGTGCTATTGCTAAAGTCATGAAACGACCTTTTGAATTTTTTTCCTTAGGTGGAGCTTCCGATATAGCTAACTTCGTAGGTCATTCTTATACCTATGAAGGGTCTATGTGGGGACGCATTGCAGATTCAATAATGCATGCTGGAGCTATGAATCCTGTTCTGTACTTTGATGAGCTTGATAAGGTTTCTGGAACTCCTCATGGAGAAGAGGTTATTAATATGATGATTCACTTAACAGATCGTTCCCAGAACTCCCAGTTCCATGACCGCTATTTTTCCGGTGTAGATTTTGATCTCTCTCAGTGTTTATTTGTGTTCTCATTCAACGACATTGAAAAGGTTCATCCAATTCTTCGTGACCGTATGTCCGTAATACATTGTGGAGGATACAACGAAACTGACAAGAAGGCTATTCTCAAGGATTATATTTGGCCACAACTTCTTGATCGATTGAAATTTAAGATGGAAGAAGTTTCACTTACAGATGAAGCTATCAAGCATCTCATTTCTGAATTTTCTGGTGATGAAAAAGGTGTTCGTACACTAATTCGTACTGTTGAGAGTATGATGACTCGACTCAACATGCTTCGGATTATCGACGATGAAAGTATGAAACAGAACTCATTCTACGTCGAGTATACTACTCCATTTGTAATTACTGAGACTGTACTGAAGAAGTTGCTGTCTGATTTGAACAAGAAAGATCCGGAACACTGGCGAGCGATGTACAATTAGATTCTACAAAACTCCAATTACAACCCTCGCAAATATATTTGGATGTTATTTGAACATTCTCCCAATGTATCACGATTCCAAAATAGGTGCACTGGCACTTTGGACAAACATGCGTCTTCTTGAACTTTTCAACTTCCATTGCGCGCCTGGTTTCTAGAACAAGAAAATATGTTTTCATCCCCAAACCTTCGCGACAACAACTGCAATTCCAACTCCTAGAAAAGTTAAAAATAGAGTTCGACGAGCATAATCTGCGTTTCGGCGAAGACGATCCTCCTCTTCGATCGCATCTTCAAGGTCTAGTTGTGCATCCATCCACGCTTGGAATGCATCATTGTGTTCGGCATACTTCTCCTCGCAGATAGCTCGTAGCTCTTCAACAGTTGACATTTGTAAA